GTTTGATGTAATACATTCCGATTACCCAAAGGGAGAAGAGGAACCCCTCCCCGTAGGACATGGAGTTCCAAGCGTGTACTGCTTCTCCCATCACTCTTCGGCAAGACGTGCGAAGTAGGACAGAGTATCGTCGTCTTCATCCTCATCAGAAGAAGAAACGGTACGAGTGGGTTGAAGAGAATTCAGTTCACCACGGATGTCTTCGGTGAGTTCGCGGGAAGAACCACGGGTGTTCTCTTCCTCATCAAACTCTTCAGGATCTTGGTAACGGGGAGTGCCCTTGTTACCCAGCACATAGTCCAGGCGCTTCTTCAGTTCATCATAAGTCTTGAACTGATCTGCTGCGACGAGTTCTGCAAGAGAATACTCACGCTTCCAGATTGCCTCCATGGCATCATCATCGTCCAGCAGTGCATCAGGACGTGCAAACTCAGAAGAGTCATAGTTGCGATAACCAGCAACGTTCTTTGCCTTCAGTTTGAAGTTAGCACCTTGCCAGAAGTCAAACGGATCGATTGCTTCCTCGTCCTCAAACTCAGGTTGCATGGCAGCAGTGAGTTTGTCGAAGATCTTCTTACCGAACTTGTACAGGAACACACGTCCCTCGTTGGCAGGATTAGCAGGATCTTTGACAACATAGATGTTTGCCATGTAAGTCAGTTTGCGCTTCTGCTTACGTGCTGCTTCCTTACCAGCATCGGTGCCGTTGTTCCACAACATCGTGTTGTACTCAGACACAGGATCTTTCTGTCCCAGAGTCGTCAGGGAGTTCTCAATATACCAACCACCAGGACCTTGGAATGCGTGACTGTAGAGTTTCACGAAGGGAAGGTCTTCACCATTAGGGGCGGGGAGGAAACGAATAACGGCATAACCGTTGCCGCTCTTATCACATTCCAGTTTCCAGAGACGCTCATCGCCACTAGAACCGCCATTGTTATTCATTTTTTCGACTTCCTTAACCAGTTTTGCGGTCAGGTTGCCAAGCTTAGATTGCTTTTTAAGGTCTGCGAAAGACATTAGGATTACCTCGGATTAATTTGGATTCGGGGGATTTACTCGGATAGTATAGCAAGGATGCCCTCAGTCGTCAAGATATTGCTTGAGGGATTCGATTGTCTGGTTCATACTGTCGAATAAAACTTGCATATCAGTGTCTGGTGGGAAACCCATCAGAGCAACCGACTTGCGGAGATTCTCTTTCATCTCAACCGCTTGAGGATCGTCAGAAAGAGACAATCTAGTATACATGATTCTCTGCTTTTCTAACAGAGTCTGCAACTTATCAACATGTTCCTTTTTAGTCTCATTGGACATTCCACCAAAAGTCATGATGCTGCCATAGATTTCTTCTTGAAGATTATTGATTTCCTCAAGTTCCTCTTGAATAATATCGGATTTAAAAAACTCACTCATTTATAATATCCCGTAAGACTTTTTTATAATGGAACATATCAATATTTAGGAATGGAGAATATTTTTTCAACTTCAAACTGACGGTTTCCCACACAGGATCCGTCAACTTTTTATCAAAGTTTTTTGAGAAATGGAATATTTTTTCTAAGATTGTGAAGGTTTCTAGAGATATACTCCCGCTTAGAAACTTTTTCAGAATTGGAGGGTGTCCTTTGGTACAGTTGAACAAACTCTCTAACTCGTTCTCCGATAACAATTCGCTGCTTTGCTCTTTGAATAAGTAAGTCAAACTCTGCTGTCTTTTCATCCACTCGGCGTAGTTTCTTTCGCCAGAATTGATAATTTCTCCAATCCATAAGTTTTGCGGGTTGTCGGTGGATACAAAATTAGATACAAGAAAATCTACAACTTCCTTGTCAGAATATTTACGGGAAGTTTTCTCAAACCAATACTTATCTTTCCTCTTGTTAAAGGAAGTTACACTTGCACGGGTTTTAGCACCGTACTTGAAAAAATCATACTTTGGATTTGTAAAATGATTTTTCAGTGAAAGATAATGTTGGTATGTTTCAAACGGACTCACTTTCAGCATCGACTAATTCAAGATCTTCAATACAATCAACTGTAACCTCATGCTCGGCAATACGATACCAGTGCTTATCTACGCCAAGAGTATCTTCGTAAAAACCAAGATACTCTATGTCATCACATTTGTTCTCACGCAACCATGCCTGAAGGCGATGGTGCATTAATTCATCACGAGAAATCATAGTGGCAGTTTTGCTCTAGAAGTTTTTTTCATGAAATTTAGATTGATGGCATCATTCTTCAGTCTCTCTTTGAGAGGTTTTGAAATGAGCTTCGTCACCGATTCTACTTCAAGTTCATTGATTTCGCAATAGTGAACAACTGCGTCAATGTAGTTGAGGTTTTCTTCGGCAACAATTTTTTCAATCTCAAGTGCAAATTTCGATGGTGTCAAAAATTTACTAGCTATTGCTTGCTCTAATTCTTTATTCTGTTCCATAGAGTTCCAATTTATCTCTAACAAACTTTCTAATGTATTCGGTAAGAAGTTTGATGTACTTTGATTTGTCTCGTTCTTCATAGACGACGCATTCTCCATTTTCACAAGCCATGATGATTACAAGTTTTTTGACTGAAATACCAGTCAGTTCGTACAGCATACAACCATATGCCATGCACTGTACAAAATAGTGTTCAATCCACTCGCGTGGTTTTGGTTTTTTAGAAGTCTTAAAGTCGATTATTGCTAGTTCGCCATCATATTCGGCAATACAATCAACGGTTCCAGCAATGCCTAGTTGCTTACTATATAGGGAACCTTCAAGAGCGTAAATATTATTTATACGCTTTAAGTCTGTTTTTGAGATTTTGAACAAAAAATCTGAAATTGGTTGCACCTTTGGCAGTTCCTCATTTTTCAGAAAATGCTCGGTTAAAGTGTGCATGTCCGTACCACGACTCGTTGCCGCCTTCGTGATACGATCTGCCTCTTCATTGCCAACCTTCTTACGCCAATTGACAAAAATTTCTTTATTAAAATGACTGGTTACCGAAGTGATGGAAACCAGTCTAAGTAGTTCTTCATCATCAGGAACTTTATAATATCTTACCCCATCAATGGTTTCCCTATCGAGATTGGGTAATTCAATATCAACGTGTTTAAACATCAAAAACCTGCTTCCATTTTAGCAATAATGTATTCTTTGACAAGTCCAGAACGGACGATATCATCTACTCCAAACTCAATCATACCAAAAGATGGCATTTTACGCAAGACACTCATAAAATCATGAATACCATTACGCTCATTCGACTTCTGCAAGTCAGACTGGACTGCATCACCACAGAAACAAATTCTGGTGTTCTCACCAACACGGGTGATAATAGAATCTAGTTCGTGGAAGTTGAGGTTCTGGAATTCATCAACAATTACAATCGCATTGTCGAGAGTTGTTCCACGAAGGAATGAGGTGCTCCAGAACTTGATAGTTTCTTGTGACTTGAGGTTACCATAGAGCATCTCAAAATCTGCATCAGAAGGCATTTGGAACATGTACTTCACCATATTCTTATATGGAATTTGGTAGATGTCTGCCTTATCTTCATGCGAACCAGGTAAGAAACCAATCTCACGAGTTGCTACAAGAGAACGTACAAGGTAGATTCGTTCATAAGGTGTATTTTCATTCAATACATCCTGAAGGGCATTATAGAGCGTTATGAAGGTTTTACCAGTTCCTGCACATCCATAGGCAACAAGATGTTTGCCTTCATGATATGCTTCAAATAAACGTTTTTGATTTTCGGTAAGTGGATCAATATCAACCAGGTAGTCAGAATTAAGAGGCTTCTTCCTCTTCATCTGCTTTGCCGTGAGTCCAACCCCAATAGGTTGCTCTGCAGACGCTCTCTTTCTTCTTGCCATTAGATTTTCTTTACTTTAGAACCAGGTGCCTTTGAGGCTTTATGAAGTACATCGTTCCAACCAGGATTGCGAGCGATAAGTTTGTTTTTCCACTCACCAACTTCACCAACTCCTGGTGCATTGTCTGGGGTGTAATATCTTTCCCAATCGGGATTATCGATTTTCCACTGATCCCAGTCATGAACGCTCATTACAACGTCCTTCATTTCACCAGTTTCTTTGTGTTTTACTGGATATGTTGCCATAGTTACAGATTCAAGATAATGATATTTAGAGCCATTCCAGAGCTTCTGCCACTGTGGGGAATTGCTCTGAGAAGATTTTCTTACATGCCTCTGCGATCTCCATGTGCTCCTTTTGGGTGCCATTAGCAGAACGCAGTTGGATATAATGAATCCATGAACGACAAGAACCCGACATATAGAGTCTGGTTGGCGTTGCCAGAGGAAGCACAAAACGGGCACACTCTTTTGCGACTCCGTTATCAAGCAGGTGCTGATACAAACTCATACCTTGAGCAAAGTAAGTTTCAATCTGCTTATTAGTCAGTTCCACAAACTCTGGATCCAAGTCGTCAATAGAATTCTGGCGATTCTTGGTGTCTTGACGACGAAGTTCTGGGACTGGAATCGTCTCCGCGAGTAGGGAACTATCAGCATAGCGTTGCGAAAATTCTTGATATGTGAACGAACGGTGCCGGAGAATTTGAGCTGCCAGCCCACGAGTAGTCTCAATCTCCAAAGTCATGAAACTCTGTTCAAACACAGACCAGTGGTTGTGCTTAATACAATAACCCAGCAACTTAGCATAGTTGGGGTTTTCCTGATTGTTCGGGTTTGAGACACGGGCAACATATGCCATTGTCTGCTCTGCATCAGGAGTTACACTAACCAGTTTTACGCTCATTTACCAAATCCTTTTGATGTTTTCTTTTCGATTTCTGCGAGTTGCTCTTTCAACTCTCTAAGTTGTGCTTTCATCTCTATGATTTTTTCATCAGTATAAAGATGATCTTGCTTGATTAGACGCTCAAGCAACTTTACAAGCCGTTTAGTTCTACTAACCATTAGTCTGGGTATCCATCATCGTCATCAAAGATTTCATCGTAATCATGCAATCCTCCTTTAATTTCCTCATAGTTAAGATAACTTTGAGTATCAGAATAAATTTCTGCCTTGAGAGAATCAACCAACAGTTCAAGATTACGGACGATGAGTTTTAGTTTTTCTTTGTCCATAAGATAGATTTCTCTCAACCCATTATACACAAAAAAAGAGGGTTCGTCAAGAACCCTC